GTAAAAGAGATTGAAGAAAAAACGGATCCTAAAACCGGAGCTAAACTTATTAAGAAAGTAGATGAATACTTTATGTTCCAAGATAAAGGAACAGTTGGTGCTAATCAAGGTCTTAAAATATATCCAGATGCAATTGCATATTGTACATCAGGTGTAATGGACCCAAGTAGAAAAAGAATTCTATCTTATTTACATAAAGCATTAAAACCAGTAAATCAACTTCGAATGATGGAAGATTCATTGGTTATATACAGAATATCACGTGCCCCAGAACGTAGGATATTTTATATTGATGTTGGTAACTTACCGAAAGGTAAGGCCGAAGAATACCTAAGAGGTATTATGAATCAATATAGAAACAAATTGGTATATGATGCTAAGACTGGTGATATCAAAGACGACAGAAAACATATGAGTATGTTGGAAGATTTCTTCTTACCACGAAGAGAAGGTGGAAGAGGAACAGAAATCACTACGCTACCAGGCGGCGAAAACTTAGGACAAATAGATGATATTATATATTTCCAGAAGAAATTGTATAAGTCATTGAATGTTCCAGTTAATAGATTAGAACAAGAAGCTCAATTCAGTCTTGGAAGAACATCTGAGATTACAAGAGACGAAGTAAAGTTTAAGAAGTTCATAGACAGATTAAGAAAAAGATTCTCTGATTTGTTTATGCAACTATTAAAAACTCAATTATTACTTAAAGGTATTATTACTGAGAGTGATTGGAAAGATTGGAAAGAAAGTATTGCCTTTGATTTTATAGAAGATAACTACTTTTCTGAATTAAAACAATCAGAAATGTTGAGAGAAAGATTTGATATGTTAAGTTCTTTAGACCAATACGTAGGCAAATATATTTCAAATGAATGGATACGTAAAAACGTATTACGTCAGACTGACGATGAGATTGAAGAAATTGAAAAACAAATCGACCAGGAGACAAAAAGTGGAGATAATGATACTCCAGATGCAGATGACCCTCGTTGGGATGCATAATAATATAAATATATAAACAAGGATAAACAAATGAATGTAAATGAATTGATAAAAAATCTACAAGATGGAGATAACGTTTCAGCAAATAAACAGTTTAATACTGTTATGGCTGCAAAAATGACAGCTGCTCTTGATGCAAAGAAAATAGAAATTGCGTCAGGACTTAACCAGCGTGTTGCAGTTACTGCTGAAGAAGAACAAGTAACAGAAGAGGATTAATCCTCTCACTAGGTATTTAAATGAAATTAATAACAGAATACGTAGAACAAAATATAGAAACGATTTGTGAACAAAAGAAAGATGGTTCTAGAGACTATTTTATCGAAGGTGTGTTCATGCAATCGAATAAAAAGAACAGAAACGGTCGTATTTACGAAAAAGCTTCATTAGAGAAAGCTGTAGATAAATACGTTACCGAACAAGTTAAAACAGGGAGAGCTGTTGGAGAGTTAAATCATCCAGAAGGACCAACAGTTAACCTTGATAAAGTTTCACACAAAATCACAGATTTGCATTGGCAAGGAAATGATGTTGTAGGAAAGGCATCAATACTTAAAACCCCTATGGGAAAAATAGTCGAAGGACTACTCGAGGGTGGAGTTAAGCTTGGTGTTTCAAGTCGTGGTATGGGAAGTCTTGTACAAAAGAATGGCGCTAGTTACGTGGGGGACGACTTTATGTTGGCCACAGTAGATATCGTTCAAGACCCAAGTGCTCCAAGTGCGTTTGTAAATGGAGTTATGGAAGGTGTTGAATGGGTATGGGATAACGGCCTTATTAGACAACAAGATATTGAAGAAATTGAGACTGAAATTAAACGTGCTCCTAGCAAAAATTTGCATGAAGCTGAAATAAGAGCGTTTAAAAATTTCCTCTCTAAAATTAATCTAAAATAGGAGATAACTATTATGTCAGACGACAGAAATCAGTCAGAAGAAGTAGTTGAATCTGTTGAAGAGGAGCAAGTTGATGCTCTCGTTGAAAATGAAATTTTAGACGAGGAATCTCTTGAAGAAACTTATGGCAAAGGCAAGAAAAAAGTCAATGCTATGAAGTATAACTCTAAAGAAGAGCCAGTAGAGGAAGAAGAAGACGACGAAGAGGAAGTCAAAGAAGACGCACCTCAAGTTGAGATTCCAAAAACTAAAGCTGGAGTTATTCAAGCAACAGTTGATATGCTTAAAAAGGCTAAATCAGAAGACGCAAAAAAACTTTACTCTAAGTTAGTTACTATCGATAGTGAGCCTGCAAATATTAAATCAGAAAAGGATGCAGAAAATGCTGTATCAAGCAAAATGCCAGAACCTAAAGCGAAAGCTGCGGTTGAGGCTATTGACTTTTCAGATGATATAGATGCAATCATTAAAGAAGAAGCTACTTTAAGCGAAGGATTCCGTGAAAAAGCATCTATTATATTCGAAGCAGTACTTACTAGTAAGTTAAGCGAAGAAGTTGATAGACTTGAAGCAGAATATGCGCAAAATTTAGAAGAAGAAATTTCAGAAGTTCATTCTTCACTTGTAGAAAAGGTAGATTCATATCTTAACTACGTAGTCGAAGGTTGGATGGAAGAGAACCAACTCCAAGTACAAGAAGGTCTTAGGACTGAAATTGCTGAAGAGTTTATGACTTCATTACAAGCGGTGTTTAAAGAACACTACATAGAAGTACCTGAAGGTAAAGTGGACTTAGTTGATGATTTATCAGAACAAGTTACTGAGCTAGAAGAGACTTTAAATAAAACCACAGATGATAATATTGAGTTACATGCTAAAGTTCAAGAATTTGAAAAACAAGCTGTAGTAAGAGAACAATCATCAGGGCTTGCAGAAACTGAAGCTGAAAAATTAGCATCATTAGTAGAAGATATCGATTTTGATAACAAAGAATCTTTCGAAATGAAAGTAAAAACTGTTAAAGAATCATACTTTAAAAATGAGTCTAGTGAATCAGTGGATGAAGTAGATAGCTTATTAGGAGAAGGAACTGTCGATTCAGACGTTTCTGACACTATGGCTAAATACACACAAGCTATAACAAACTTCAATAATTAAGGAAAAAAAAATGTTTAATGCAGACAAAAACTTAATGGAAAAATGGGGTGCTGTACTCGATCACGAATCAGTATCACCTATCCAGGATAACTACAAGAAAGCCGTAACAGCTAGATTGTTAGAAAACCAAGAAGTTGCACTACAAGAAGAAAGAGTTCAAGCACAAGGAAATTATATTTCTGAAGCTGCAGCAGCCAATAACATTGGCGGCGGTAATATTGGTTCATTTGACCCAGTATTAATCTCTTTAGTCAGACGTGCAATGCCTAACCTTATTGCTTATGATATCGCTGGCGTTCAGCCAATGAGTGGTCCTACAGGACTTATCTTCGCAATGAAATCAAAATACTCAACTCAGGGCGGAACAGAGGCTTTATTTGATGAAGCTGATACTGACTTCTCAGGAACAGGTACACATCAAGCTGAACCAACTGGTTTAGGTGGTGTAACTGATGCTGATACTGATGGTACAATCGCTGACGAAGCTGATACAGTATCTACATTCGGTACTGGTTTATCTACAGCTGCGGCTGAAAGATTAGGAGTTGGCGAAACTGGTGATGGCGCTTTCGGAGAGATGGCGTTCTCAATCGAGAAATCAACAGTAACAGCTAAGTCAAGAGCTCTAAAAGCTGAGTACACAATGGAATTAGCACAAGACCTTAAAGCAGTTCATGGATTGGACGCTGAAGGCGAACTTGCTAATATCTTATCAGCTGAAATTTTAGCTGAAATCAACAGAGAAGTTGTTAGAACTATTCTAACTAAAGCAAAAATTGGTGCTTTACAAACTTCAACTGCTGTTTCAGGTATTTTTGATGTTAACACAGACTCAGACGGTAGATGGATGGTAGAGAGATTTAAAGGTCTTATCATGCAAATAGAGAGAGAATGTAACGTTATCGCTAAAGAAACAAGACGTGGAAAAGGTAATTTTGTTATCTGTTCTTCAGACGTTGCTTCAGCTTTAGCAGCTGCTGGAATGTTGGATTATACTCCAGCTTTATCAGCTAACTTAAACGTTGATGACACAGGTAATACTTTTGCTGGTGTTCTTAACGGAAGAGTTAAAGTTTACATAGACCCTTATGCTACTCAAGACTTTGTTTGTGTTGGTTATAGAGGAACAAACCCGTATGACGCTGGTATGTTCTACTGTCCTTACGTACCTTTAACTATGGTTAAAGCAGTGGGTGAGAACGACTTCCAACCAAGAATGGGATTCAAAACAAGATACGGTATGGTTGCAAATCCATTCGTAGCTGCTGATGGCGTCGGTACTAACCGTGCTAACCAGTACTTCAGAATCTTCAGAGTTGACGACATTATGGTGTAAACTGTAATTAGTTAAATCTAATTCGACTAAAGGGTTTCTTCGGAGACCCTTTTTTTATGTGTATATATAATAGGTACACTAAAGTACAGACACATACACACAGGAGAAAAATATGTCAAACGGAAAATCAGGCTTTGAAATAAGAGCCGACTTACTACACCAAGCTCAAGGTTTATTAGAGCAAAACATCCAGAGAAAAGTTGATGCAATTTATATGCACAATGATAATCATCCGGATGATAAGAAACCTTTACCATCTGCTTCAATTAGCGCAAGTGATGTGATAGCAATTGCTGGTGAATTAAACGAGTTTGTTAATAGTAAGTAATTATGTTTGGGGTCATAATTTGGCCCCTTTACTATTATAAATAGATATATGGAGAAATATATGAATAAATTAATGATATTAGGACTTTTTGTTATGTCACTTTCGCCTTTTGCAAGCGCTGAGTGGGAAACAAGTGGTTTCATTGGAGTGCAATCCGAATACTTTTTCAGAGGAGAAAGTCAAGGAGATGACCGAGCAAATCAGATGGGTTTACACCTTGAAAATGATTCTGGTTTATTTGGTGGTGTATGGTTAAGCGAAGTCGGCAACTATGGCGATTCAAACTGGGAACATGATTTTTATGCAGGTTATAAACATAACATGTCTGAAAATGTAGACCTCTATGGTGGAGTTATTAAATATGACTATGACCATGAATGGTTAAAAATTGGACCAGATGATAATGGCGATACAGTTGATTTAAAAGAAGCTTATATCGGTGGTTCTTATAAAAGTGTTTCATTGGAACATTATGTGGACCTAGATAATAGCGAACTTACTTATACTGAATTAGGCTATGACTTACCATTGGGTTTAGCCATGATAGACCTTAAAATGACATGGGGTTTATTAAACGGAGATGACGATATACTTGGTTTAAAAGCTACAAAAGCTTTCGGAAACTGGAGCATATCACTTATGGCAATGGAACATTCTAGACATGGTGGTCTTAAAGAACATTCATCATTTGGAGTAAAATACAACTTTTAGGAAATAGATATGGCAACATTAACTACAAATAAGAATTTTTTAAGTCCAGTAGGATTTCAATTTAAAATTTCTAGCAATCTTTATCCTAATTTAGAATATTTTGCTGTTGCGGCTACGTTGCCAGGTCTTAGTATGACTAAAGCCGAACAAAGTTATCGTGGAG